ATGATCTCCTGTTCGTGGCCATCGTCGAACAACGAACGGTCCAGCCAGGTTCCTGCCTGAATGTCGCCAACAACTGCTAGGCCGGAGATGGGGAGCGGCTGCGCTTTTGGAGGCTCCACTGGTTCGGCCTCAAGGGTGAAGTAATCTGGGGTCGTGTCGAGGGCGGCCGCGAGCTTCGCAAGGTTCTCGGCTGATGGGCTGCGCGTCCGACCTCGGAGGATGTCGCGCACAAAACTATCTCCCAGTCCGGCCTTCTTGGCAGTCTGGTAGGCGTTCAAACCGAGGAAGTCCATGCGGAACTTCAGGCGCTTTTGCAGGGATGTTTCCATGCTGCACTTTCGCACTTCGGGAAATATCACGTCCATCGGGAATTCTCCCTTGACATTTCGGGAAATGTCCCGAATATGGCGACCATGTGCAATCGTAGCCTCATAACCGAAGCGGATATCCGCGCCTGCTTGATCGAGCGGGCGACGGCTTACGCTGCCAAACATGGTGTCAGCCTCTCGGCTATCGGCATCGCGGCTGTCGGCGATAGCAAATTCATCTCTCGCGTCCGCGATGGGCTCGGGTTCAACATCAAGACTTACCAGCGCGTCATCGACTGGATGGCTGCCGAAGTCTCGGAGGCTGCTGAATGATGGCTTCTTGGTTTGCATGTGGTCCCCCTTGATCTGATGGGCTGACCTTACGGGCGCAACGGGCGCCTTTCACGGAAAGACTTCTGGAAACGATTTCCTTGATTTTCAGGGAGGATGGCTTGCGCACTATTTCTGACAAACAAGGCCTGACACTGAAGGCCGCCACCCGCCGATCGGTCGACATGGCCGGCGGGGGTGACGCCTTCCAGCATGTGACCCGCATCCGGTCCGCGCAGCTGTCGAAGTGCGGCTCGACCGGCGAGGAGAACGCCGAGAAATTCCTGCCGATCGATGTCGCCGTAGAGGCAGACCTCGAGGCCGGTTCGCCGATCATCCTTTCGGCAATGGGCGACATCCTCGGCTATCGCATCATTCCGATCGTCCAGGGCGCTGACCTGTCGATCGCTATGGCTCCGCCGACGCACAAGGATCTTGTCCGCCTGAATTCCGATCTGATGGATGTCGTGCGCGCCGTGGGCGACGCACTCGACGACGATCACGTCGACGGTCGCGAGAAGAAGGAAATCACGCGCGAGATCGACGAGGCGATCAAGGCACTCCAGGCGCTGCATCAGCGCATCGGGGGTGCGGCATGACGAAGGTTCGCCTCACGAGGATTGTTTGCTTGGGCTGCCGCGGCATTGGCAAGCTCGGCTGGATCACTGGCCCGTGCCCGCGTTGTGAGGGTCAGGGCAAGGTGCCTGTCGCCAAGGCGCTTGCGATGGCTGACGAGCGTCATGCTCTGGCTGGCGCCGGCCTCGTTTCCGGAGATTACGGCCTTTCGACCTCAAAGCGTCTGCGCAGCGAGGCCGCTGCAATCTATGCCATCGCCGGCGTGACGCCGCCTTGGAAGGCGGAGGCATCGCGATGAACGATCCTCGCCACCAGACCCGCCGCGATCGCGACCGTCTCCGTTCTGAAAAGGGCCTCCAGCGGAAGGAGTTGCTGCGCGCTATCCGCAAGACCGTCAAGGCCTGGCGCGATGGCGCCGAGGTCGAGGCCAGCATGCAGCGCATTGCCGACCTGATGGACGGAAAGGCGCAGTGATGGACTACGCCGCCTTTCTCGCCGACAAGATCCAGATGGCGCCCGCCGGCGGTTTCGAGGTCGACGATGCCGAGATCAATCCTCTCCTCAAGGGTCATCAGCGCGCCATCGTGAAGTGGGCGTGCGCCGGTGGGCGCCGCGCGATCTTCGCCGCCTTCGGCCTCGGCAAGTCCGTCATCCAACTCGAAATCCTGCGCCTGATCCTTAAGCGCGTTGGCGGCAGAGCGCTGCTCGTGGTGCCGCTCGGTGTGCGCCAGGAGTTCAAGCGCGACGCGGCGATGCTCGGCATCGAGATCACCTTCATCCGGTCGATCCTGCAGGCGCAGGTCGATGGCATCTACATGACGAACTACGAGACGGTGCGCGACGGTAAGCTCGACCCTGCTCATTTCGGCGCTGTCAGCCTCGACGAGGCTTCGTGTCTCCGCGGCTTTGGTGGCAGCAAGACCTTCCGCGAGTTTATGCGGCTCTTTGACGGGGTGCGGTTCAAGTTCGTCGCAACCGCGACGCCGAGCCCGAATGAGTTCATCGAGCTGCTGGCCTATTCCGCATTCCTCGAGGTGATGGATATCGGCCAGGCGAAGACGCGGTTCTTCAAGCGCAACTCGGAGAAGGCCGACACGCTGACCATCCACCCGCACAAGGAACGCGAGTTCTGGCTGTGGGTGGCGAGTTGGGGTCTCTTCGTCGAGCGGCCGTCAGATCTCGGTTTCTCCGACGAGGGTTATGAACTGCCCGAGATGGTGATCAACTGGCACGAGCTGCCGGCTGATCACGCGACGGCCGGCGCCGAGAAGAGTGGTCAGCAGCGACTGCTGCGCAATGCGGCCGCCAGCCTCTCCGATGCCGCGCGCGAGAAACGGGACAGCCTGAAGGCGCGCGTCGCCAAGATGATGGAGCTGCGCGCCGAAGATCCTGAAGCGCACCGGCTCATCTGGCACGACCTCGAAGACGAGCGTCGCGAGATCGAGAAAGCCATTGCCGACGTCGTGACCGTCTACGGCTCGCAGGACCTCGACGAGCGCGAGCGAGCCATCGTCGACTTTTCCGAAGGCAAGATCCGCGAGCTGGCCGGCAAGGCCTCAATCATGGGTTCGGGCTGCAACTTCCAGCGCCATTGCGCCTGGGCGATCTTCCTCGGCATCGGCTTCAAGTTCAACGACTTCATCCAGGCCGTTCACCGCATCCAGAGATTCCTGCAGACGCGCACCGTGCGCCTCGACCTCATCTACACCGAGGCCGAGCGTCCCGTGCGCGACAGCCTGGAGGCGAAGTGGCGGCGTCATGAACAGCAAAGGGCGATCATGACCGCAATCATCAAGGAGTACGGCCTCTCAGCGGCTGCAATGGCGAGCACGCTCCAGCGCGCCATGGGCGTCGATCGGATCGAGGTGAGCGGCGACAGCTACCGACTGGTGAACAACGATTGCGTGATGGAGTGTCAGGCGATGGAGGCCGACAGCGTCGACCTGATCGTCACCTCGATCCCGTTCTCCACCCAGTATGAGTATTCGCCGAACTACGCCGACTTCGGCCACACCGACGACAATGCGCACTTCTGGCAGCAGATGGATTTTCTGATCCCTCAGCTCTACCGCATCCTCGCACCGGGCCGCATCGCTGCCATCCATGTCAAAGACCGGATCGTGCCAGGCGGGATGACCGGCCTCGGCTTTCAGACCGTCTATCCCTTCGCCGACGATTGCACCGCGCACTTCCGCAAGCACGGTTTCGCCTTCATCTCCCGCAAGACGATCACCACCGACGTCGTGCGCGAGAACAATCAGACCTATCGCCTCGGCTGGAGCGAGCAATGCAAGGACGGTAGCCGGATGGGCAACGGCCTGCCGGAATATCTGCTCATCTTCCGCAAGCCGCCGACCGACCGCTCCAACGGCTATGCCGACCGGCCGGTGAAGAAGGACAAGCGGGAATGGCGGCAGGAAGAGTGGAGCGGCGACGGCTACTCTCGCGCTCGCTGGCAGCTCGATGCCCATGGCTATGAGCCGTCATCCGGAAATCGCCAGCTGACGCCAGAGGACCTCGGCTCGCTTGAAGCGCACCAGATCTACAAGCTCTGGAAGCGCTACCAGCTCGATAGCGTCTATGACTTCGAGCATCACGTGAAGATTGCCGAAGGCCTTGAAGAACGCGGCATGCTGCCGTCGACCTTCATGCTTCTGCCGCCGCATTCCAAGCATGACGATGTCTGGACCGATGTCGCCCGCATGCTTTCGATGAATACGCTGCAGGCGCAGGCGGGCCGCGAAATGCACCTCTGCCCGCTGCAGTTCGACATCGTCGACCGTGCGATTGTCCAATACACCGAGCCGGGAGAAATGGTCTTCGATCCGTTCGGCGGCCTCATGACCGTTCCTTACCGGGCACTGAAGCACGGCCGGCGAGGATCCGCGGTCGAGCTTAACCCGGCCTATTTCTTCGACGGGTGCAAATACGTCGAGGCGGCCGCGCGCGAGATGGCGATGCCGAGCCTCTTCGATCTGCTCGAGGCCGCCGAATGAGCCAGATCCGCCTCTTCATCGTCACCAACGATCCGGAGCGGGCCCTCGGCGAGACGCTCGGTTGCGCCACGACCAATGCGCCGGAGTGGTGCCGCGTCATTAACGACCCTGTCGAGATCCTCCGCATCCCTGATGGCGCGAAGTGCATTGGCGCCTGGTTCGGTCCCGGCGCGTCCGCACAGGAATCTGCCTGGCGTGAGCGCCGGATGGTCGGCGGCATCGTGTTCCTCTCCGACGAGGACTGGCACCGCCTGTCCGCCTGGATTGCCAAGCGCAAGGGCGGCGCGGAACCCGCCAGACCCGAACCCTCAGCGATGCCGCCGCCGGCAGCCGCTGCCCGTCCAAGCCTCGTCCAACAATTCACCTGAAAGGAGCCGAACCATGGGAAAGCAAGTCGCCAAGATAGGGTTCTTCGAGCCGGGTCTCGTCACCGCTGCCAGCTTTGCGAAGTTCGAGCCCTACCAGCGCACTGAGTTCTGTCTACTGGCTGCCGAAGCCGGGATCGCGGTTCCAGACGTCGCCGAGATGATGCGCGTTCCGGCTGCTGCCGTGCGCACTGCCATCGTCCTAAACTTCAATCATAACCCCTTCCGGGGCGCCGCTCAGGCCGAAGATGAGGCGGCGGTCGAAAACCGCAGCACGCTGGCTCGCAAGTACCGCGTCGCGCTGCTCGGACATATCGAGGCCGGCGAGGACAAGACCGTAACCGTAACCTATGCCAACCTTTCGCGTGTCATCGGCATGCGCCAGAAGGCCATGCTGTCTATCCTGCAGAAGATGCGCGATGGCGGCTATGTCGACCAGCTGCGCGAAGGTCGAACGAATGTCCCAGCCGTACTGCGCCTCACGCTCAAGGGCGAAGCCGCTCTCACCCGCTGGCGCGAGGCGGCGTGATGAAGCGGCCGCGCATCCTCCTCGTTGTGGCGCCGTCGCGACCGGAATGCGTGCGCACGGCTCAAGCCTTCGGAATTGATGTCGAGGCGAACCTCAACCGCATCCGCTTGATCAGCACCTTGTATGGGCTGCTCGGCTGGCATGATGGCACCGTCTTCATCAGCCTCGGACGCATGTTCTGGCCGCTGCCGGGCCGCCATCCACTCTATCTCGCGCTGACGTCTCTTGAGCGCTGCGGCCATTTCCGGGCCGCCGACGAACGCGATTTGGCGCCACTTCGCGCGCCGGTCGCCCCGATGGCTTTCCCCGAAATGAGGTTGTCCGATGTTCATCACTGATTTCCTGAGTGAAACCAGCCAAGGCGCGATGGCCGCTGGGGCCGATCTCGGTGCGCCGCTCATCGTCGACAGCTTTGCCGGTGGTGGTGGAGCTTCGACGGGTATCGAGATGGCGCTCGGCCGCTCTCCGGATATCGCGATCAACCACAACGCCGACGCGCTGGCGCTGCACGCGGCCAATCACCCGGAAACGCATCACCTATCCGAGAACGTCTACCTGATCGATCCCTTGGACCATCTCAAGGGCAAGCGTATCGGGCTGGCGTGGTTCTCCCCCGACTGCAAGCACTTCTCCAAAGCCAAGGGCGGCAAGCCGGTCGAGCGGAACATTCGCGACCTATGCTGGATCATCCCCGGGTGGATAGAGCGTATCCAGAAGAGCGGCGGGCGCGTCGACGTCGTCATCATGGAGAACGTCGAAGAGTTCAAGGACTATGGTCCGTTGGTATCGACCGATCGCGGACCGATGCCGGATCCGGAGCGGAAGGGCGAGAAGTTTGCGCTGTGGTGCAAAAAGCTGCGTCGTCTAGGCGGCAAGATCGAGTTTCGCGAACTGCGAGCGTGTGACTACG